CAAGAGTCAGTACTTTAATTATGATGAAGTCAATGATAGGTACTACATGACGCCTGCACTTGAGAAAGCAGTGGGTGAAATGGAAGAGATTTATGCTTCTGGAAGTACTTGTTCTCCCATTTTTAAAACGAACCTTAAAGATGAACCGACTAAGTTGACTAAGGAAAAGGTTAGAGTTTTTTCTGGTGCACCCTTGGTGTATAGTCTCGTAGTGCGAAAGTATTTGTTGACTTTTGCCTCTCTATTTTCATTTGAAGGATGTCGTCTTGATTTTGAATCTGCTGTTGGAACTAACTGTTACTCGGAAGATTGGCTCAACTTACGCAATCGTATCACAAAGTTTGGATTTGAAAATATAGTCGCTGGCGACTATGCATCATTTGACCAGAACATGTATGCTCGGGTGACTGAGCGTGCGCTGGGCATTGTGTTGTCGTTCGTCAAGTATAGTAACCACTATAGTGACCGGGATGTGAGAATCGTTACTGGAATTTTGACTGACCTGATGTACCCAACGTATTGTTCACAAGGTGACATTTTTACTGTGACAGGCTCAAATCCTTCTGGTAACAACCTCACTACAGTGATCAATTGTCTTGTGAATTCGTTGTATGTGCGTGCTGCATATTACACAGCTGCTGCTAAAGGTAACCACCCTGAGAGATTCAATGATAATGTTAGCCTCATCACGTATGGTGATGATAACATTATGGGAGTTTCACATAGAGTGTGTGATTGGTTTAACCATACTACCTTGGCTGATCAGTTCAAACAGGTTGGAATCACGTACACGATGGCCGACAAGAAAACTGAGTCTGTTCCTTTGATCTCGCTTTTTGACGCTGATTTTCTCAAACGCAAGTTCACTCACGATATGGTTCTTGGACATTGCGGTGACGGTTCAGTGACTATGATTGATGTATCCTTTTGCCCACTTGATGAGATGTCATTGCACAAGACACTCCACTGTTTTAGGAGGGGTGCCTTGGACCAGTTCGAAGACTCGCGTGTGGCAATCAAGACTGTATTAGCTGAAGCTTTTCAGCACGGACCTGAGGTGTATGAGCGGTATGCACGACACTTGGGGGCCGTTAATGAAGAGCACAGGCTTGGGGTCGAGATTGCACCATATCAGCAACAGCTGGAGAAATGGTTCGAGAATGGCTGGTCTCATGGTGAGCATTTTGAGTC